TCAGCATATTCAGTGTTGAGCTCTTCACCTGCGGCTACTAACACGTTCCCAATTCGGGTTATTGACCTTGTTCCTGAAACATCACCAACACCAACGACCTACTCAGAATTGATCGTTAAGATCAACTTTGGTATCCATCAGTATAACAACGCCACTGGTCTGGCTTACGCCTAAAAGGAGCAATTAAATGGCTATTTCACGTGCACAGATGCTTAAAGAGCTCCTCCCGGGGCTGAATGTATTGTTCGGTAACGAATATGAGCGATACGGCGCAGAACACAAAGAGATCTACGAAACTGAGACCTCTGAGCGTTCATTTGAAGAAGAAACCAAGTTGTCAATGTTCTCTGCAGCTCCAGTCAAGAACGAAGGCTCAGCCATCGCTTACGACAATGCTCAAGAAGCTTGGACTTCACGTTACAACCACGAAACCATCGCCCTTGGCTTTTCGCTGACGGAAGAAGCAATCGAAGATAACCTCTACGATACTTTGTCCTCACGTTATACCAAAGGTCTGGCTCGTGCTATGAGCTACACCAAAGAAACCAAAGCTGCTGCGGTCCTGAACAACGGATTTAGCGCCAGTTACATTGGTGGTGACGGAGTTGCATTGTTCTCTTCTTCACACCCATTGGTTTCTGGTGGCGTCAATGCTAACCAGCCTTCAACCCCTGCTGACTTGAATGAGACTTCTTTGGAAGCCGCTGTTATTCAGATCGCTGCTTGGACTGATGAGCGTGGTCTGTTGATCGCTGCTAAGCCACGCAAGCTAGTTGTTCCTCCTGCGTTAATGTTCGTTGCAACCCGTCTTCTGGAAACAGAACTGCGTACCGGAACTGCTGACAACGACATCAATGCCTTGAAGAACAATGGTTCGATCCCTGAAGGTTACTGTGTAAACCACTTCTTGACCGACACCAATGCTTGGTTCCTAACCACCGATGTCCCTAACGGCCTGAAGCACTTCATTCGCGCCCCACTAGGTACCTCTATGGATGGGGATTTCGATACGGGCAACGTAAGATACAAGGCTCGTGAGCGTTACAGTTTTGGGTGGTCGGATCCGTTGGGTATGTTTGGATCGTCTGGCGCTTAATAACCCAATAGCAGTAAGGGTTGCAGAGGGGGCTTCGGTCCCCTTTGTTTTGGGTCTTGTGTTATAGTATTAGTTAGTGTATTATAGCCTCTCAATAATAAGGAGAGCACAATGACTCAAGGTATATACAAGATTATCAATGTTCTAAACAATAAGTTTTATGTAGGTAGCGCAGTTGATTTTACTGCCCGTAAGCGTAGGCATTGGTGGGCCTTGAGAAGCCAAAGACACGCCAATAGGCATCTACAATCTGCATGGAATAAATATGGGGAAGCGGCATTTGTGTTTGTAGTAGTTGAGGAACTTGAACTTGGAGTGGACATACTAGCTGCTGAAACAGTGTGGCTTAAAGAGCATGTTGGTAAAGAGTATTGCTATAACCTAGGTACAGAGGCAATTGCGTTTACTAGGGGGTGGGTGGGCGAAAAGAACCCTATGTGGGGCAAAACCTTTTCTCATACTGAAGGAGCTAAGGCTAGGATATCCGAAGCTAGCAAGTCACGTATCCAGACAGAAGAAGAGAAGAGTAAGCGCATCAAGACAATGCAGGGTCACTTTGTGGCTCCATCAACCCGTGCCAAGATAAGTGCATCCCTATCTGGGGAAAAGAACTTTAACTATGGCAAGCCTAGATCACAAGGGTTTATAGACAAGGTAAGTAAGGCTGTGGTGGCCTCAGATGGTCAGGGTAAGCAAACACTATACCCAAGCATTTCTGAGCTCAGGGTGGCCTTAGATATTAAACCTCCAACAGTCAACAGAGCATTAAAATCAGGGTGTGCTATAACTCGCGGAAGATATACAGGGTGGTCATTTAAGTACGCTTGACAGCTATGTTTAGAAGTGGTAAAAACATAATAACCAAGAACCCCGACTCATACAGACTGGCTTGGCAGACGTTATAGAGACTGTATGGGCATGTGCTATAACACAAAGGAAATAATATCATGGCAAAAACTACTTTTTCGGGCCCAGTGCGGTCTGGATATCAAGGCGGCGACGCAAGCTCACAAGGACCTTTAACTCCAGTTACTGTTAACTCTGGTTCAATAACTGAAATAAATACCGGCTCTGGAGCGTATGGTTTTTATACACGCATCGAGCCAACCGCAGGTTTTGGTTCTAGCAGCTATCTACTTCCGGGTGAAGCATATGGTGTGTTTGGGCGTACTCAAACTGGTACGCCGTTTGCTACAACCCCTACAACAACTTTTAACCATATTACCGGTGTAGCTGGTAATTTTGCGGTTATTGGTTCATACGCTAATAACGGTTTGATGTCCGGTGTAATGGGTATTATTAATACCAACACTTTATCTGGTGATGCCGCCGTTATGGCATTTATGCAGGGTGACTCCGGTGTGACGACTTGCCGTGCAGCGTTTGGTGTTGCAATGGCTCAAACCACAGCAGGTTCTGGCTTTACATATGGTCTGGACTTGAAGATGCAAGACCCCGTTGCTGATGCTGGTGGTCCTTCTGGAGTTATAGCGTATAAAACTGCTGAAATCCGCTTGGCTGATGATGCTGCCGATGATCCTGTTGTCATCAAGGTAGGTAATTTTGTTGATGGTGCTGCTTCTGGTGTAGGCAAAGGTTCGTTAGGTATTGATTCTACTGATGGACTATTGTTTGTATCTGATGCTTCTGGCAACTGGCAGGCTGTTACTGTCTAATGTTGACTCATGAAGATCCAGAGGTGGCTACAATTGTGGCGCTTCTGGAGGCCCAAAGAGACTACGCAATGGGACATGCCGCCAAACTCGCTAAAGAAAATGCTGAGTTAATAGCAAAGATTAGCGGGCTTGAGGCATCTAAACCGGCGTAGTCTCACCCTACATCTAGGAGATTAATTATGCAGTATGATATTTTAGCGTCGGCCCCGCTAGTCACTACAGGTCAAGTTACTGATAACGCTGGTAGCCCCAATGCTTTAACTAGGTTGCGTATAAAAGGGCTGTATTTTGTAAGTGGTGCTACTGCAGGATCAGTTGTTTTTAGAGATGGTGGATCAGGTGGGCCAATACTGCTAACCGTGAATACACCCGCTGCTGCTGCTAGTGGCTCAAACTACATCATTATGCCCGGGGAAGGAATTTTAGTGCAAACAAACCTTCACGGAACTGTAACTACTACAGCTTCTGTAGTTGTCTTCTACGGATAAGGAGTTTTAAATGAGCGACAAGAAGAAGAAAACAAAGTTTCCTAGTAGGAAGGACGATAAGTACTTTCCAGACCAAGAAAAAGCTCCTTCTCCTGATGAGGGATATAGAGGTAAAAAAGATCCTTTAGATAAGGTTAAAGATGTAGCACATAAGGTAGCAGACAAGATGATTGAGGCTAAAGCTGCTGGAGTGCCTACTCCGACTGTAGCCCCTGCTGCGATAACCCCACCACCAGCTATGCCAGCAGCACCACGGCAAATGCCCCCACCAGCAATGCCAGTAGCACCACGGCAAATGCCTATGATGAAGAAAGGTGGTTCAGTTAAAGCTGCAGCTTCACGTATCAAATCTTCAGCTTCTCGTCGTGCTGATGGCGCGGCTCAACGTGGTAAAACTAAAGGACGGACTCTATAATGGCTAAAACAGAAGGTGGATTTGCAAAGGGCATGACAGACAAAGCCTACGATAAAGAGTATGGTAAGGTCTACCGTAAAGCAGTTTCAACCTCTAGTCGTGCAGATGGCGCAGCCAAACAAGGTAAGACCAAAGGCAAAATGCTGGCTGGCGGCGGTATGTCTAAGGATTTGGCTGAACACGCTGGTAAACCTGCTTCTAAAGCCCACAAGGGTCTTAAAGCTGGTGGCTTTGTTCGTGCTGCTGATGGCGTGGCTAAGAAAGGTAAGACCAAGGGTAAAGTCTTATAATGAGACCGTCCCGGGGTATGGGGGACATCATGAAGTCCAAGATGCCCAAGGGTAAGAAGGGCGGTTGGATTAAGGATGCTATCAAGAAACCCGGGTCCTTACGTAAGTCACTAGGGGTTAAGGCAGGGGATACTATCCCAGCTAGTAAGTTGGCTAAAGCAGCTAAAGCCCCGGGTAAACTGGGTCAAAGAGCAAGGTTGGCTGAAACCCTAAAAGGCTTTAAACATGGCTAAGACTCCCGCGAAGAGCAAAGTTAACGCTGCTGGTAACTACACAAAGCCTACTCTTCGCAAGAAGATTGTGTCTCAGGTAAAGGCAGCGGCAACTCAAGGTACTGGCGCTGGGGAATGGTCAGCTAGAAAGGCTCAGCTTGTAGCCAAGAAGTACAAAGCGGCAGGTGGGGGTTATAAAGATTGAAGGCTCCGCAGAAATCCCTGAAAGATTGGGGCGACCAGAAATGGCGTACTAAGTCAGGGAAACCTTCTTCCAAAACGGGAGAGCGTTATTTGCCAGAAGCAGCAATAAAGTCTTTAAGCCCAGCGGAGTATGCAGCAACCACCCGTGCAAAACGTGCAGGTAAAGCAGCAGGTAAGCAGTTTGTGGCTCAACCCAAGACTATTGCAAAGAAAACAGCGGGGTACAGATAATGGCTAAGACTCCTGCATGGACGCGAAAAGAAGGCAAGTCTGAAAAAGGTGGCTTAAATGCCAAGGGTAGGGCTTCATATAACGCAGCTAATCCCGGTAAGCCCGGATTGAAGGCTCCTCAGCCAGAAGGTGGTAGTCGTAAGAAGTCATTCTGTGCGAGAATGTCTGGGATGAAGAAGAAGTTG